GAGGAACATAGGTCTAGGTCCGTGGTTTCAGGTTAGCTGGGCGAGAAGTCTTGTTCACTACTAGCGGGCGCGGGCGTATTGGAAAGGCGATTCGGCGAAGGCTGCCCACACATATGTGCCGCCAGAGGCGTTTAACGCGCCCGTGGCCGTTCTTGGCTTAAATCCGTTGGAAAGCATGTCAATACTTACAACGCCGACTCCTTGACCTACTTCGTTATTGCTAAGGTTTGGATAAAGAACATTTGAGTTAAAGTTGTAGTCACCACGAGCAGAATCGTACAAGTACCAATCCCCGGTGCTATCGGTACGCTTGATCAAAATCCAACGACTACGGTGTCCGGTATAGACAAACGGCCCATCCGCGCTGCCGTTGCCTGTGTAGCTGCCGAAAGAAGAGTACCCGGCTACTGGGGCGAAGCAGTAGGCGACGAAGGTTCCGCCACTGGCATTAACTGTCGCGTCAGTGCCAACGCTGAACACAGTGGAGGATGGTGCCGTGCTGTTCCAAGCCGTTGTTGCAGATGCAGCAGCGTTAGTCAGGTTCAGTTGGATGCTGCTGGCTGCTGCGATGGAGGTGTGACGCACCTGCCAGTTGCCGCTGGTGTCGCGGCGTTTGACGATGACCATGCCCGGAGCGACACCAAGGCCGTGACCCACCGTGGCATTGGCGCCAGTGCCGGTGTAAGTAACAATCGAGAACCCCGCACTTGCATTAGCCCGCACCTGGCTGCTGATGGTGCCGCTGGTGTTCGTGACGGTGGAGCTGCCGGCGTCCCAGGTCCAGGCGACATAGGTGGCGCTGCTGGTATTGACTTGTGCCAATGTGCCAACGGAGAATCCAGCGGTGTTGAACGCCGTGACACCGCCATCGCTGGTGACTTCTGCATCAGTGGTGTTGGACTCCAAACGCTTCTCGACGCCACGCACAGAGTCGTATAGGGCGTGATCTGTGGCGCCAGAGCGCCCTTTAATCCAGACCAAATCGGGATTGAAGCCAAGGCTGCTGGTGGGGGTCAGCGCAGAGCCGGTGCCCGTGTAAAGCGCTACATCCATCACGTCACTAGGCTTTGTGATTACTGGGGCGGGCAGGTTAGCCGTACAGAGCGCCTTGAAGCCGCTGGGGGCGGTGTAGGCGAAGGGGCGTTGGCCGAAGTTGACATCCATGTCGTCGGCTCCGCGCACCATCGCGGCAGGATAGACCGGAAGCGTATTGGCAATCGTAAATGTTGGATTAGCTCCAGTAGCTGGATTACCTGAAAGCAGCCACGATCCGTTTCGACCGAACCAGACCTTTCCTGTTGCGCTATCAAAAGCGCACATCAGGATGTCGCCGTTAGCGGGTGTAAAACTCCCAGCGGTAGAACCGTTGCTGTAGCAAGTTCCAAAACCGGCGCCACCCCCGATGATGGCTGAGTTTGCGCCCCAGCCGGAGCCGCCAAAATAATCACCAGATCCGCTGTCATTTATAGACTTAGGGAAATCTGCTCCAGGAGCGACTCCTAGCCCACAGGCAACTGCTGCGACATTCGCAACAGCTTCAAAGTAGACCTTGCCATCGAGTCGATGTGTTCCACGAATGTTGCGGTAGCTGGATGTTCCATCTGCAACCCACTTCAAATTCCCATTGGACAGAGTACCTACGCTGCCGCGATCTAGCGCGTTTAGCGTGCAATAGTTCCCCCGCACCTCCCCACCAACTCCGGTATCTACCTCGCTGCCGTTGACGGGAACGTCTACGAGGCTGTCGTTGCCTGCACCAGCGGTGACGGAAAGGTTATTAGCGGTCCAATCGTTGGAGCCCGCAGCGTCGTACCCGATGGTGGTTGTCGATGCGTTGTCGGCAAAGTCCAGGTGGAACCCGTTAGTGCCGTAGCTGCCGGTGTACTCAATCGGTTGCCATATGCCGTTGTTGTCGAACTCACCGAAACTGGTGGGGTCTAGCGCTTGGCCGTCGATGAAATGGGTGTCGGCGAGGTAGCCGTCGAAATATGAAGCACCCTGATCATCGCCTATGCGATGTTGACTTGTATTGCTGACTTGCAAATCAGCATTTTGCGCGGGATCGTTTGAAGTCGAGAAAGAAGAAGCTATAACGCCATTTACATATAGCTTGATTCTGTCCGAGCCGTTTGATTGAGTTGTATCTATAGAAACGACAATGTGACACCAAGCTGAGTAATCTCGCAAAACCAAGGAGGTTTGCCTGTAAATAGTTGAATACCCTTGAACTCTTATTGCAGAACCGCTTAGCGCGATAGATGTATAACCAGCATCGGTACTTGCATTTCTCGCATTAAACAAAGTAAAGCTTGGTGTGCCGCTTAACTTCACCCACCCCGCCCAGGTCCACGTCTTGCGGTTGCCGGCTGATGCGGGGGTGCGGCTGAGATAAGCCGAGTCGGGTGCGTTAAAACGGAGGCTTCTGCTGATGGAATATTCTCCGGCAGCTGCAGCTGCAGTACGAAGCAGCAGAGGATTAGCGGCGCCGGGGATACTCATGTCAGCTCAGGTTGGTAATCAGGGTGGCAGTGATCTTGGTGCTACTTTGCACCGCATACACCAAACAATCAACCGCTCCAGCAGTTGTCGTCAACGTCGGTGCGGTTCCGCCGGTGAAGTCCCACTGACTGCCATAGGCCAGTGTCCGAGAGCCGGTGCCGTCCTGTGTAATCCAAATGCAGCCCGACTGACCTGCGGTGAGATTACTCGGGTTTGCCAAGGTTCTCGATCCACCGAGCGTGACGCTGAAATTGTTGGAGTCAGCAAAATCAGCGGTGATTGTTGCCCCATCGGTCAGGGCAGTAATTTCACCGCGCTGGCCCTTCGTCCAAGTTTGCGCCGTATCCAGCGCCGCATAAGCACTTAGGTCGCTGGTCAGCGCAATCGTGCCAGAAGAGTTAGGCAGCGAAATTGTGCGGTCAGCTGTTGGGTCGGTGGCGCTCAGCGTGGTTTCGTAAGCATCAGCAGTGGTTCCTTCAAATACCAGGCTGACGTTGGTGTCAAGGTTGATGTTGCCGGTGACTGTTCCACCCGCTTTGGGCAGTGCAGCATCAGCAAGGTCATAGGCAGCCTTGACCGCTGTAGCAGTAGCCGCCAGGACTGAGCTGGTGGTATTCGTGGAATCACTGAGCTGAACAACGCCGGCAGTTGAGGTGCTGGCAGAGGCAACACTGATCGCCGGGGTGGTAGTTCCGTTGGCGACGCTGATTGCGCCAGAGCCTGAAACGCTGGTGACAGTGCCAACAAAGTCAGCGCCCCACTCAAGACCAGTTGCCGTTGAGCTATTCGCACGCAGTACCTGACCGTTTGTACCAACGCCAAGCTTGTTGAGCGTGGTGCTAGCCGATGCCGCCAGCAGATCACCCTTGGTATAAGAGGTGACGCCAGTGCCGCCTCGGCCAACAGCAACAGTGCCGCTTGTCAGGTTTGTGGCGTTAGCTGCCTCAGTGGCAACCTCCTCAATCGCGGTTTGAACGTTGGTGGCAGCAATCGTGCCTGCAGGTGTAAAGCCGACGTTTGCAGCGGTCTGCGCCACATACGTGCTGGACACGTCAATTTCAGTCCAGCTGGCGCCATCGCAAAGGATGATGTCCGGCGGTGCCAGTGCAACAGCAGGTGCAGGCGCCACACCCGTACCAGCTTCGGCAACCACCACGTAATAAGAGGTGAGGGTACTAGATGCAGCAGGCAGCGGATCACCAGCCACCAAGCCGACAGCAGCGCCGACCGTTGTAGTAGTAACAACCTCATTCAGGGTGGCGTCATAGGTGCCGGCAAATACCAGCTCACCCAGCGAAACACCGACCGGCTGCCAGACGTTACCGTCCCAGAGATAGATGTTTTTATCAAGCGGGTTGAAGAACAACTGACCGATAAAGTCAGCCGTCGGCAGTGCCTCACCAATCTGTGCGGTGGAGTAATCCGACAGCTTCGCGCCAGTGATCGCGTCATTAGCAACCAATGCCGTGGCAAAGGTGCCGGTTGTGATCTTGCTGGCGTCAAGGCTTGGTACATCAGATGCGCTCAGCGTGGTGCCGGCGCTGACGTGACCCTGCGCGTCAACCGTGACTTTGGTGTAAGTACCAGTTGCAACGCTGTTGGAGTGATTGAGCGTGCCGCTGCTAACCGACAGACCCGTGCCAGGAACAATGATGCCCTTGGCGACGCTGGTGGCATCAGGCAGATCGCCGGGAACCAATGCGCGGAAACTAGGCGCAGCATCAGAACCAGTGGTCGGTCCAGCCCAGACGCGGTTGGCGGCTTGAGTGTCAAGCGTTACATCAACGTTGGCGCTGAAGTTATCCGGGTACGAAACAGAAAACGCCAGTGGCGAGGCGTCGCTGACCGTAAGCGTGTTGACCGCTGACTGACGTTGCCATGCGCTGCCGGTCCAGGTGTACTCAAGACCTGTTGCAGTGTTCAGCCACTGCTGACCCGTAAATGCGCCAGAACCGCTCGGGGTGGCATTGCTGACAATGATTGCGCTGTTGTCCGCCAGTTTTGCGGCAGTTACGGCGTCATCAACGATCTTGCCGGTAGAAACCGCGTTGCTAGCCAGCTTGGCTTCGGTGACTGCCGTGTTTGCGATGGTGGCAGCAAAAGATCCAGTGCCAGAGCCGGTAACGTCACCGGTCAGCGTGATCGTTTGATCGCCGGTATTGGTACCAGAACTGGTGCCGCTGAAGGTGCCACTGAAGGTGCCGGATTGTGTGGCAAGAGTGCCAAGGCCCAACGTGGCGCGTTGTGCTGCAGCGTCAGCATCGTCAAGCAATGCACGGCCAGCAGCCGTACACGTAATTTCTTCAACATCACCAGCGCCTGAGCTGCTGCGACCCAGCAGTTTGTCTGTGGCCGAAACGTCTTGGATCTTGGCGTAGGTGACTGCACCGTTTGCCAGTGCTGCCGTGTCAAGGCTGCTGACCTTGGCGGTTGTTACGGCGCCGTCAAGGATTTTGGCGGTGGTAACCGCGTCGTTGGCGATGCTCGCGTTTACGTCGGCGTAGGCACCAGCCGCATAAACCTTCAGGATGCCGGTGCTGCTGTTGTAATAGCCGCGACCCTCAAAGTTATCGGAGCTGGGGGCAGTCGTATCAACCGCAATGCTGGAATCAGCCGCGAGCTTGGCAGCAGTGACAGCGCCAGAAGCAAGGGCGGTAGCGCCGATCTTGGTGGTGCTGGACTGATCCAGCTTCGATAGATCAATGCTGCTGGCATCTACAAGGTCAAGACCGGCATCTACCAGATCTTTAACTGTGATCTTTTTGGTCTGACTGGCCGATACGTCGGCAACAGGCAATACGTCGGTGGCCGCCGCAGACGCAGCCGAAAGGGCAGGTAACTGCGTAATGCGTTGGTCGGACAAGGTAAAGCCTCCGGTGCCTGCGGCCGTAAAGTCAGTTTAATCAGTCGTTTCCTGTAGCAGGAAGTTCAGAGACTGTTCCAGTTGGATGCGGTCGTCGTCTTCCTTGAGGATGTAATCGGCAGGGCGTCCCACCAGCAACCGAATCTCGCCTGTGGTTACAAAATCAATCGCGCACTGGATTGTGTCCGTCGTGTTGACCGTGACGCCAGCCCGCGTGACCATCGCGGTTGCTTGATAAAAGATCGTTTCTGTTTCAGGCGTAATTTCGGAGTCGGTCAGATAAAAGGCGCAATCAAACTCGCTGCCAATATCAAGACGCTGGATCAACTGCAGCATCACCAAAGGCGTTTCCTTTTCGCCGCCAGTGGTGTAATCAAACAGGCAGTCAATCGTTCCACTGCCGCTGATCAGTCCTGCTGCAAATTGGCTGCGGAACTTATCGCTTAGGGTTGTGGCGTCAAGTGCTTCGCGGTCGGTGTTGAGCTGATAGCTGGTTACATTGCCAAGCGTGTTGTAATTAACGTCGCGGATTGTGTAGGTAATCGGCAGTGGCGCACCAGTGAAGGCGTAAGTTGTCAGCTCAGCAGCTCTGTTGTTATTGACCGCATCAGAAAAGGTAGTAAAAAAGCGCAGACCGCCCGCGTTGTTGATGTTGACGTAAGCCGAAATAGAAGGCTCCACCACGCCTGACGCCCATGCGCTACTGGCGAAACACTCCAAGCCGCGTGCGTCTGTGGTCGCAATGTCTACGCGGTCGCCAGTAAGGATATTGTCTAGGGATGTATCAAAACCGATGCGATTAAGGCTGGTGTTTACATCTGCCGGGTCAATACTGTCTGCAACCTCAATCGGAATGACGCCTGTATTGCGACGCAGTTTTACCGAGCCATGAACGCCTAGAAATACCGTCATTCGATTACGCCTCCAGCAATAAAGTCGCCGTCAACCGTAAATTGAATCGGCACCGAAGTCAGCTCACCAGTTGATACCGCAACCTGCGCCGATGTGATGTAAGCGTAAAACTGGATGTTGTCGTTAATGCTGGTGCCGACCTTTAGCTCCATCAGCACGCGGTCAGATTCGGCAACCGCGCCAACCTTTTGGATCTTGCCCAGTAATGCCGTGAACTGACTGTAGGTGGCAGACTCACCAGCCTCAAGCCTGTAGTACACCAGCGTGGCGCTGCCGGTGGCGCTTTTGATGCCAGGGACAAACGTGTTGCTGGTGCTATCGACGGTGTTGGTACTGATCAGTTCAACCGTCGTATCAAGCGACCAATCACGGATCTTGGCGACAGGCTTCCCGTCCACCACCAAGGAACCGGAGCGACCTGTATAGAAGCCCATCAGACCGTGTTATGCGTAGTTTCAGGCTAGCGGATGACAAATAGCCCGTCGCTAAAGTCAGCAATCAAGCTCTGGCCAGAGTTATCACAGGGATGCTCCACAGCCCGAACACTGACTTCGCCTTCCTCATCCATCTGGACTTCAACCACGCGGAAGGTGCGCTTTGCCTTGGCAGGTGTTCCAAGCACAAATAGCCAGCCTTCGTAACCGGCAAGTGAGCTAGCCACGTTGGAGTTGATGCTGGCGGTTGTGGTGATGACGCTTTGACCATCCTTGTAAAGCAACACGCTGTAGCTGCCGTTGGGAATGGTGTCTGCCAGTGGAATGTTTAACGCGCCACCCGATTCAACCTGTCCGCTGTAAATGCCCTGCCATTCCTGCAGGCCGGCATCGACGTAGATGTAGGCGCCAGGGGACAGGGGGCTGTCGGTTGGGAAAGTTTTGAACTCGATGTTGCGGCGGATGTTGCGGCGCTGCTGGCACAACAACTTGGCGTACATGATCGCTTGGCTTCTGTTGGTGACGTACTGCGACAGATCAAACGTCTGACGGATTGCGGTTGCTTCAGTTACGCCAACAAGGCTTACATCCACGCTGGCATTACGCGGGAACACGCCGTCGCGTTCGGTGTTGCGATAAATCACCGTGGCAATTAGATCCTGAACACTGCTGCCGTAGTCGATGAATTCTTCCTTGTAGGAATCCTCAAGGATGTTGCCGGCGGTAAACATGGCGCGGATTGGCACCGTGCGGGTGATGTTGCCGGCGTTGTCGCAGGGCACTGCAGGAATAAGGGTTTCCTTGCCGCCAATACGGCCAAGTTCCAGCAGGCTGTACGGTGCAACTTCTGCCCAGAATTGACGCCAGGCAGTCGGCTCAGCAATCACACCATCAAAGAACAGATTGTTGCGTTGGCAGAAACGCTTAGCCAGTGCCAGT